CCTATATATAAAAAAAAAAAAAATAAAAACCCCACCTCTCCCCAGTTTGGTCCGATGTGTGAAAATCTCTAGTATTTCCAGTCCGTCCCAGGGCAAATGCCAAACGAAATCAGTCACTTATCCACTAACTATAATCATTTAACCAGCCAAATATAATTAAATCTCTATAACCGACTAAAGTAGTGTGAAATGAAATTTTATACTTTATTTTTTAGTGTAGAATAAAAAAAGAGAAAAAAGTCACATTGGTCGAGTATAAAAGTCTAAGACCACTCTTAAAGTGTAGTACGTTTTCTCATTTAATACCAAATCAGTCGGCATTAAAAAAGAGAGATAACTCTGCAAGAAATTCTTGAACATCGGTATTAATTGGTTTAAATAAGTGTACTTTTGATAATATCAGGAAATCCATCAAAAATTAGACTGGAAATTATTTGGTCTAAAATCGCGATATTCTTGAACAAAATAGTATAAAAGCACACATTTTTGAATGAATGGTTGTTGATAGCAAAGGCCAAATAACCTAAGAAATTGGTCATATTTTCACAGTAAAAGAGTCAATAATCCAGGGCAAATGACAGTTGTTTACGATATAATTGGTAAGTAATCAAGAACAAATGACAGCTGTTTACAGGACAATTAGTCAAGAACCAAGAACAAATAGTAGCGGATAACTGTACAATAACCTAAGCTCTTGGCTCTATTACTGATCAATATGCTGTAGAATCCAGGCTCTTGTTGACTGGTATGATGCTCAATGCTTAGCTGATTGCTGACTGATGCCATGTGTCATTCGTCTTCTTGCCGATGATTGTTGTCTACTATTCGTTGATCTTTGTCTGTCTGATTGGTGTACTTTGGCCTTGGTTAACTGATGATTGACCTGGGTTGTTTGACGACGGATGGTGGGCCGAGGGCGGGTGCTACCACTGAGGACATATTTATTTTTTTGTGTTATGACCCAGAACCGAACTCCCAGAGCATTTGACATATTAGAATTATCTAATATCAATACACGTACGACTCATAATAAAGAGCATTTACCCAAGGCCAACTATAACTGTCAACGACGGTCCTCACCGCAAAAAGTACTATATATAATATATAGCCCCCAGGGCGGGGCCAAAATAGGCGGCGCCCTTGTTTTGAAAGCTCAAAAAAATTTTTCCCCCTATAAATTATTATGTACTTCCCAGTAAACATGTGACATATATATTATAAGGAGGGCTGAGTATGATTAATGCTGGAAGAAAACCAAAAGCAATTAAGGCAGACATGGTAGCCTTCATTCACGATGCCTTTGAAGGTATTGGTGAAAGAGAAGGTCTCACTGGTCTCCAGGCATTCACCGAATGGGCAGCTAACCCCGCAAATAAATCCCAGTTCTATACCCAGATTTGGGCTAAGCTAATTCCTAAGGACATAAAACAAGAAATTTCCGGTAACAACGGTGGTCCTGTCAAAATGTCGATTTCTTGGAATACCGGTATCGAAGACGCCATTACCAGTGAAACAGACGAAGACACTTCAAGCTTTCTGAAATAGTAAATAAGAGGCACTAGATGGCCCGTATCATAATTCCTTATGCCCCAAGACGCCACCAAGTAGAAATACATAAGCTGCTAGACACCCGACGCTGGACGGTTCTTGTATGTCACCGCCGCTTCGGGAAGACTTTTATGTTGTTAAACCACATCATAAAAGAGGCCATGACTTGCCAGTTAGAGGCTCCGCGCTATGTATATTGTGCACCGTTCCTAAGACAGGCTAAGTCGATTGCCTGGATGTATTTAAAACGATTCACTGCGGTTATCCCAGATACAAAATATAATGAGGCTGAGTTACGTTGCGACTTACCCAATGGCGCCAGGATAACACTCATAGGTGCTGACAATGCCGAAGCCCATCGCGGTATTTATCTTGACGGAGCGGTACTCGACGAGTATGGTAACATAGACCCACAAGCATTTACCTCAGTGCTACGCCCAGCTTTGGCCGACCGAAAAGGATGGTGTGTTTTCGCTGGTACACCAAACGGCAGGAATCACTTTTACGAGTTACTGGTACGTGCCCAGGAGGATACCTCAGGCAACTGGGGATGGAAGATATTTAAAGCCTCTATGACAAACATCCTGGGTCCTGAGGAACTTGAAGACTTGCGTCTGATCATGAGCGAGGAAGAGTATGAACGTGAGCTCGAATGTAGCTTCGTATCAGGGGCCCGTGGTGCGTACTATGCCAAGCAGTTACGTAAAGCCGAGAACGAAGGGCGAATATGTAATGTCCCTTATGACACTGCGCAAGAAGTATACACATTCTGGGACTTGGGGGTCGATGACTCTACCAGTATATGGTTCATGCAAACTGTCGGAAAAGAGATAAGATTTATTGATTACTATGAGAATACCGGCGAGGGGATGTTGCACTACGCTAAAATTCTAAAGGACAAGGGTTATAATTACGGAGATCACTACTTACCTCACGACGCGGCCAGCAAGAGCATCCAGACCGGCATAACAACTAAGAGCTATGCTGAGAATCTGGGTATAAAACCAATAAGCATAGTGCAACGAGCCAAGGACAAACAGGCCGTATTAGCAGGTATAGAAGCAGGTCGTAACATCATTTCCCAGTGCTGGTTTGACAAAATTAAATGTTCACGTGGTCTTAGTGCACTTGAGAGTTACCAGGCGGAATGGAACGAACAGAAGAAGAAGCTTGGCGATGGGCCATTGCACGACTGGACATCCCATGCGTCAGATGCGTTCCGCACTTTTGCTGTAGGTTACGCACCGAAGAGAAAGCAGCTTTCCGTGTCATCTTACTTGTCCGGTAATACTAATATATATACAGGTGTTTGGTAAAAATAGGAGTGTCTGATGGCATCTAAAGAGCAGAAGATAATTGATATAGCTGTAAAACGATTGAAGATTGCTATTGATGCTGACGAACATAATCGAACAGCCGGTATCGACGACCTTAAGTTTGTCAACGGCGAGCAATGGGACCCAGCTGAGAAAAAACGTCGAGCGACACGCGGCAGACCTGCCCTCCAGATAAATTTACTACCTAAGTTTGTTGATCAAGTTGTTGGAGAAATGCTCCACAATGAGACTGCTATCAAAATAAAACCATCCGACTCAACCTCAGATAAGAATATCGCTATAATTCGTCAAGGGATAATTGCCAATATAGAGTATAACAGTAACGCTAAAGGCATTTACAGTTACGCTGGTAAGCAGCAGGTGTCCAGTGGATACGGAGCTTGGCGCGTACTTACTCGGTATTGCGAAGATAATCCGTTCCTCCAGGAGATTTATCTTGAAGGAATACGCAACCCCTTCCTAGTATACATGGACCCATCGGCAAAAGACCAGAATTATGCTGACGCTAAATGGGGATTTTTACTTGAAAAAGTACCAGTTGACGAATTTAAAGAGCGTTACCCAGATGCAAGCGCCGCCCCAGAGTTGGAGATGGGGCATGGAACAGACCTTGAACACTGGTATGACGAGGACACCGTAACTGTCGCTGAGTATTTTACTGTTGAGAAACAGAAAGTATTGATGCACCAGTTAGACGATGGTTCTGTGGTAACTGACGAAGAATGGAAAGACGTTAAGGAAGATTGGGAAGAAGACTACCAGGAAACGCTTGATGAAATAGCCAAAGGACCATCCCAAGAAGCCCCTGAAGAAGGTGAAATGGCAGAAATGCCTGGCCAGGAAGCTATGGGTATGCCGCCGCAACCGCCTACTATGCCTCAAATGGCTCCACAAAAAGAGCTTAAACCACAACCAAAGATAGTAAAATCACGTGAAACAGAGAAAACGGTTATAAAACACCGAGTAATAACCGGCGGCGAGATTATTGAAGGTGGTATTGATGGTGAGGTAGTTGCTGGTAAATACATTCCTTTGGTTCTTCTTAAAGGCAAAGAGTTAAATATCGAGGGTAAAAACTATGTTTACTCCCTGGTAAGACACGGTAAAGACCCCCAGAAACTGGTGAATTACTGGAATTCCAGTGCCGCGGAGACAATAGCTCTGGCTCCTAAAGCTCCATGGATTGGTACAGCCAAACAGTTTGAAGGATATGAGAACGATTACGCCGCTGCTAATGTAGAAAACTTCCCGTTTTTGAAGTATAACGCTGATCCAGAAGCACCAGGACCACCACAAAGAATGGGAGCAAGTAACCCTCCTGTTGCTATTTTTGAGCAGATTCGGCGTGGTGAAGAGAATCTAAAGTCAGTACTTGGTATGTTTAATGCTGATGTTGGTGGACCGCAGTCACAGCAAACTGGGCTTGCGATGCAAGCGGCGCAACGCCCCGGTGATATTTCTACTTACGAATTCATGGAAAATCTGTCCAGAGCGAGATTGTACACAGGCCGTATAATAAATGAGATGATTCCTTACATATATGACTCTGAGAGGGATGTTCGCGTTAGAAATATGGACGAATCTGAGTCATTTGTACCTATAAATACCACTGTTGGTAGTGCTATGAAAGCTGTGACTGAGAAACCGGAACAATATGGCGGCATAGATCACAAGGAATTGCGCACGTTATTCTCTAAAAATGGTAAAGAAGCCAAGTATAACGACATAACTGCTGGTAAATATGATGTTGTCACAGTAACTGGTCCGAGTTACGCTACTCAACGCCAAGAGGCGTCTCAGAATTTGATGGGTCTTGTACAAGCTATGCCACAGCAGATGTCAGTTGCGGCTGACCTTATCGTTGAGAATATGGACTTTAAAGGTGCTGACGAATTAGCGAATAGACTTCGTAAACCACTTGTAGCCCAGGGAATTACCGAACCGCGCGAAGGCGAAAAGCCACCTGCACCACAACCACCAGGGCCTGAAGTATTGCTGGCCCAGGCAAAACTTGAGTCAGAAAAGCTGAAAGTACAAGCAGCACAGCTTAAACTCCAGTCTGAACAAATAACCATGCAGAAAGAAGCTCAAACACCACCAGAAGCTAGTGGTGTTAACCCAATGATCGAGATGATGGATGCCAAACTTGCTGAAATGAAACTCCAAACTGAGCAATTACGTCTACAAACTGAGCAGAACAGAATGCAAATGGAACAGAAAAAAGCCGCTATGCAGCTTGAATTGGAGCGTGAGAGGCTTAATATGGAGCTCCAGAAGATGCAAATGGAGATACAGTTCCAGCGTGAAGCTCATATGATGAAGATGAAAGAGATAGATAACACTCAGAATGATAATACTTCCGAGCAAACAAATATTAATCAATCGTAAATAAACAGTTTACATTTCCAGCTAAACTAGGTTATATATGTTACATGATATTAGATGCAAGTGTGGAAAATTACTTGGCAGAATAAACGGTAGCTACGAATTATTTTGTAAGCGTTGTAAAAAAATAACAGTAGGCAAAACAGAAAACATAAAAGGAGATTAGGATCATGGAATCCCAAGACATCACAAGTCAACCAAATGTGGAAGCCGTAACTACCGAGTCGGCTCCGGTAACAGAAACAATCACAGAAACTGCTGTACAAGCCGAGTCAGCACCGGCAGAAACAAATGCTTTAGACCAAAACACTGAACAAGAGGGGTCAGAACCTCCGTCGAAAGCAGTGCGAGACCTTATCCAGCAACGCAAACGCAGACAGGCAGCAGAGCAGGAAGCAGCTTATTGGCGTGGGGTCGCTGAAGCAAAGGGCAATAGTCCTACAGTAGAACAACCTAAGCCAGCACCTGTTCAACAGCAACCAGAAGTTCTTAAAGCCCCTAGTTCAGATCAATTTGAAACTTGGGAAGCGTACGAGCAAGCCAAAGATGAATATCTGGTAGCAAAAGCTCGCCAGTCTGTAATCCAGGAGATGCAAAAGGCTCAAGCACAACAGCAACAGGCAAAGGTGCAGTCTACATTTTGGGAGAAAGTTGAACAGATTGAAGACAACGACGACCCTATGATACGTGAAACTATCAAGAATGTTGGAAACATGGTAAGCCCAGTCGTGGCTGACTTGGTTGTCCAGTCTGACGATGGTATCGAACTTGTCAAATATCTTAACAACAATCGTAAAGAAGCTCTGCGTATTTCCCAGTTACCTCCATTGGCCGCTGCAAAAGCAATAGGTAAGATCGAAGCATCACTTGCGGCTAAGCCCAAAGTAGAACCGCCTAAAAAAGTAAGCCAAGCACCAGCGCCTATCAAAACAGTAACCCCGGCAGGCTCTGTAGATACATTCAATCCGGAAACTGCGTCAATGGAAGAATATTACAAGCGCAGAATGACTCAACTAAGACCAAAACTACATTAATCAAGGAGAATAAACCTCATGGCCCAGAATACTATCCTCACGGACGCGGTGATCGCGAAAGAGTCGATGACCGAGTTTCACAACCAGATCACGTTCGTAAAGAACATCAATAAGCAGTATTCCAGCGAATTTGCCCGTACCGGCGCTAAAATCGGTCAGACGATCAACGTCAAAAAAGCCAATCGCTACGTTGTTCAGCAGGGTCCGACGATCACCCCACAAGTTACCACTGAGTCAACTGTCCCGCTGACGCTTAACCGTTATTGGACGGTGCCTCTGGTATTCTCCGGTGCAGAGCGTACTCTGGACATCGATAAGTTCCGCCAGAACTACATTATGCCTGCTGTTACCAAACTGGCCTCTCAGATCGATTTTGAGTGCCATTATGCGGCTGTTTACGGCCAGTACCCTACAGCAAATGCTGCCGGTACTAAAGCCTGTCCCGGTGCTGGCCCGGTTAACACCACTATTGGTACTCCCGGGACTACACCCGGAACGTCTGGTGGTTCTGCAACTGGTCTCCTCCAGTACAATGCGCCCACCTGCTTCCTTAACGGAGGTCTGATTCTTGATAACATGGCGGCCCCGCGTGATGGTAGTCGTACTTTCCTCCTGAATGCTGCCGCTAATGCCCAGTCGGTCGGTTCACTTTCCGGCCTGTTTAACCCACAAGGACTTATCAGCGACCAGTATAAAAAAGGTCTGCTTGGTGATGCGCTTGGTTTTGGTTTCTATATGGACCAGAACGTTGCAACCTTTAACTCAGGTTCTATTCTGAATACTACTGCTGCAACAATGCAGGCAACTTGGACAACTGGTTCGACGTTCTCATGGACTGTAAACTCCGCCGATAATACCAAAACTCTGAAAGCCGGTACTACTTTTACTGTTTCTGGCTGCTACGCAGTTAACCCAGAGACTCAACAGTCGACAGGTATTCTCATGCAGTTTGCCGTAACTGCTGACCAGACTCTTGCTACGGGCACTAACAGTGTTGCTATTTCGCCGACGCCTGTTGTTGCCGGTACCGGTATTGCTGATGGAAACGTAACAGCAGCTCCTACTGTTGGAGCTACTATCACTATTACTTCAGGCACAAACAGCACGGATAGTCCTACAAACCTCTGCTTCCACCCGGATGCATTCACTCTCGGTACTGCTGACCTTGAACTGCCTTCTAGCGGAACAGGCGGTGGTGTAACTTACGCAGCTCGCGAAGTGTTTGACGGCATTTCAATGCGTATCGTTACTTTCTGGGACGGCATGACCGACAGCCACATCACCCGTATCGACGTTCTCGGCGGCTTCTCCGTTCAGCGTCCTGAGTGGGCTGTTCGTCTGGCTGGTTAATAACTGATTATAGCGGGGGTATAATAGCCCCCGCTAGATAAAAGGAGTTTACGATGGCCGTTTCAGTAACTGGAACAGGAAAAATATCGCTTGCTGATGCAAAAACAGAATGTGGTAAGATTGCCGAATATCTTTCTCGCGGTGGAGCACAGCAGCTTGGTGTAAGTCAGGCAATGATAACTATGCTTAAGGCAATAAATGCATCTGCCGATAGCACTGATCTTAGAACAACCTAATACAATTAAAAGGAGAATTACCAAATGGCAAATACAACTGGTGAACCAGCACAGGACGTTCGTACACAGTACGCACCTTTTCCCACTTATCTCGTAAGCCAGAGAGCATCTTCTCTCCAGGCTACTACTTTGGCTTCTGCTGTATCTACAGCATACAATTCTGCAGATATTGAAAAACTTCGGGCAATCACGGTCGAGATCATGAATACTCTGAACGGCCTCGGTTTCTGGAAGGGCGCAGCTTAATTATGAAGTGTGTATTCTGTGTTCCTTTCTTAGATAGACCTACTGCCCCTTTTTTAGAGGCTTTAGAGGGATGTTTACCCGCTGTTGAAGAAGCTGGATGGGAACATGGATTAGCACAACATATGGGTAATCCGTACATTTCAAATGCCAGAGCGGATATGCTTCGTAAGGCATTGGATGCAAATGCTGACGTCATAGTCTTTTTAGATTATGACGTCAGTTTTACCCCAGAAGATATGGTAAAATTATTATCTATAAATGAGCCTGTTGTAGCTGGAACTTATCGTTTTAAGAATCATTTGGGTGAGTATATGGGTGGAATTTGGCCCGACGAAAACGGTCAGGCGGTACTTAACGTGCAAGGTTGTATACGTGCCGATAGGGCACCTGCTGGGTTTTTAAAGGTAACAAAGCAAGCAGTGAGTACTTTTGCTAAAGCATACCCCGAATTATTGTACGGTGACATAATGAAGCCACATATAGACCTATTTAACCATGGTGCTATTGATGGTATATGGTACGGCGAAGACTATGCTTTTTGTAAAAGATGGATTGACGCAGGTAACACGTTGTGGATTTGCCCTGATTTAAATATAGATCACCATAGTAAAGACGAAGTATTTAAAGGTAATTTTCATAAGTATCTTATGGGTGATCGATGAGATATGTCATATATTCACCGCCTTACCGCCATAATTCAGCCGGTATACGTGTTCTTTATGAGTTAGCAAAATATTTAATAAGACTTGGTGAAGATGCTTATGTGGTAAATGCGCCTATTCCTGTGTATGATGACGAAGTATTAATACTCCCAGAAATAGCCGATTATAGCTCTTTTGGGGCATTGAATACCGTAAGATATTACCTAAATAAGCCGATTAAAACTGTGGAATACAATAAAAATGAATTCAACATCAAGTACAATGATGACGATCATACAAAAGATACATTCAAATTAACAATAGATTTGACTGAACCGTTCTTCACAGATCAAGGGTTAGAGCGTAATTTTATCACATATTACGTTGGTAAAGGTGAATTTGAATATCTTGATAAAATAGAAGTTCCGAATTGTAGAGAAACTACAATGACATGGCCGCCAGATCGTAAAAGTATGGCTCACTGGTTGAATGTCTGTTCAGAGTTATATTGTTATGATGATAAAACAGCACTTACAAAAGAAGCCTTGATGTGCGGTTGTAAAGTTTATCTTGTCAAAAACGGCAAAATAACTCAGATAACAGATTACCCAAGAACGCAACCAGCGTTACCACAAGTAAGTCTATTCAATAATTTAGTAAAAGAGAGGTTTCCAAATGCTCAAAACGCCTAAAATGAATGCTCTTATTGAAAATAATATTTCACCAATAACAAAAACTTCAACTGTAAAAAAGCTTAAAATCCAAAAAACAAAGACTAATAAACCAGTAACAGACATCAAAAAGTTGGCAGCAATGCCTATGGAAAAATATATCGAGGCCCGTAGAGGTGAGTAAAATGGAATTAGATTACACAATAGTAAGAGACCCACTTACCGGTGTTTATGGTCAAGTACCTGTTAAATCTGTAGAAGTTGAAGATCCAGTAGACGATATTTCTCATGCTATAAAAATGGATGTACAACCGGTTAAAAATGTGTTAAAGTTAAAACAAAATTAAACGCTAGGACAAAATTATGATTCTTCAAGTTCAAGAAGCCTTAAAAGATGCTATGGGTCTTATCGGTGTCATTGAAATTGATGAGTCACCATCCTCTAGTGAAATGGCAGTTGCATTACGTACAGCTAACGTGATGCTTGGTCGTTTTGCATCTAATCATTTATTTCTCAGAGCAAGCACTCCTTTAACATTCACATTGACTGTTGGTAAAGCATCCTACACAGTAGGTACTGATGTATCTAATGATGTTGTTGCTGCTAAACCTATCAAAGTGTTATCTGGTTATACGTCAGATATATCTGCAAGCGATAATCCCATGCAGATTGTTACTGTACAGGATTACAATAACTTCTATGATAAACAAACCCCAGGATTACCAGCCTACGTAGCATTTAACCCAGGAGCATCACAACAAGCTATTAATAGTGGTACGATACTTGTTTATCCGAACCCAGATGCGGCTTACGTATTACACTTAGAAACTGATGGGTACCTTACTGAGTTTGTAAATCTCACAGATACTATAACTTTTGAACCTGCTTATTACGAGATGTTCATATACAATCTTGCGGTGCGTTTATTTCGTAGATATAACACAGCGGGGGCAATGTTACCACCAGATGTAGTAATGATTGCTAACAACTCCCTCACGAATATTAAGGCTATGAACGCCGTTCAGATAACAGCAAATCTTGACTGCCCAGGAACGACTACTGGTGGTTGGGATGTGTATAGTGACGGGTACATTTAAAAATGCAAAACGAGACACATATCTATGCTCTAATTGATCCGGTTACAAATTTTTGCCGGTATATAGGTAAAACAAAAAAGATTAATATGCGTCTAGATGAGCATTATAATGAAAATGCAAAAACATATAAAGCGAATTGGATAAAATCTTTAAAAATAAAAGGTTTAAAACCAATACTCGAGTCGTTAGAAATAACTGATAGTAATAATTGGCAAGAATCTGAAAAATTTTGGATTTCATATTTTAAATTTCTCGGTGCAAATTTAACTAATAATACTAATGGCGGAGATGGTTCTAACGGATGTAAATGGACAACCGAACAAAAATTAAAATTAATAGAAATAAAGGCAGCAACTCCTAATGTATTAAAAGGAACAAAATTACCCCAAGAGATGAAAGATAGAATAGCTGAAACATTAAGAAATAAAGCGCCGCGACCTAGAGAAATAGTTATGAAGACTGTTATTAAAAATATAGGTAAGAAAAGATCTGCTGAATCAAAACTACGAATGAGTGAAGCCCAAAAAATAGCCCAAAAAATATATAAATTAGGTACAAAGGCGTCTGAAGAAACAAAAATAAAACAATCCGAAGGTATAAAGTTATTTTATAAAAACAATCCGGATCGGTGTAAAGAACGTTCAGATCGAGCAAAAAAGCAATGGGAAAAAAGACGTGAAGGTGCAGTTTTATGATTATCCCGTTTTGCGGCGAGTCATATCTCGGGCGGTCTAAAGCAATAGACCCGTCCAGAACAATTAATCTTTATACTGAGATTAATGCTTCGCCTTATTCAAAATCACAGATAACAATGGTAGGAACCCCAGGAACCTTAGAGTTTGCCGAGTTTACAGCAACTCTTGGTTCTGTGCGGTTAATGTATAATTATGCTGGAAGGTTGTTTGTTGTAGCTGGTAACTTGATTTATGAGCTATTCTCTGATGGTTCAAAATCAAATGCACTGGCAGCATTCCCAACAACCACTGGTTATATATCTGCTGCTGATAACGGTATCTCCCAGTCGTTCAGCGATTATACACAGCAAGCGATGTTGGACGCTGGTATAACTGTTGGCGGAGTAGGCGGCAACCAGATATTGATGGTAACAAATGGGTTTGGCTACATCTTTGACCCGCAAACAAATGCTCTTACTCAAATAACTCACGAGGGATTCCCTGTTGGAGCTACACAAGTCGAGTACTTAGATGGTTATTTCATAGTAACAAATGACACTCAAACCTTCTTTGTCAGTGAGTTGTACGACGGATTGACTTGGCCTGGATTGGCTTTTGCTTCAGTTATCGGTACTTCTGATGATATTAAGACAGTAAAAGCTTTGCACCAACAACTGTTCTTCTTTAAAGAAGCTTCTATTGAAATATGGTATAACAACGGTGTGGCGACTTCGCAAGGTTCGCCGTTTATGAAGCTCCAAGGAACAGTTATTGATTATGGTATAGTCGCTTATAAAACTGTAGCTAAAGGTTCAAATACTATACTTTTCTTGGCAAATATTCGTAACGCTGATTTTACTGAGTTTGTAGGAGTAGGTATTATAGAGGGCTATCAAGTAAAGATTGTAAGCCCACCAGCTATAAATTACCGTATTTCCCAATATGAACTAAGTGATGCGTTTGCCTACGTTTATAATGACGAAGGTCATACGTTCTACGTACTGACGTTTCCAACTTCTGATGTAACGTTAGTATATGATCTTACAACAAATATGTGGCACGAACGTTCCACAAGTAATGGAATAGACGATCATGAACACCGTCATCTTAGTAACGGTTATACTTATTTTAATGGTTTGCATTTGGTTTCTGACTACCGTAATTCTAAAATACACTCCATGTCTTCAGAGTATTATGATGATAATGGGGACGCCATAGTATCTGTACGAATAGCACAACCGATATTTGATAAACAGAATATTAATAGCGTTATCATCCACCGCATGATTGTTGACATGGAAGCTGGGGTTGGCGACAGTACAGTTGTTCCTCTTGACCCCACTTTTGCATGGCTTGCTGATGGAACTCATATAGCTGATGGAAGTGGTGTTGCTGGAGGATTTAATCTAATATTGTCACATGACGGTAATCCCCAAGCATGGCTTTCTTGGTCTAACGACGGAGGAAATACGTGGTCTAACGAGTATCCAGCATCAATCGGAAAACAAGGTGAATACTCCGTAAGACTTTCATGGCGGTCTTTAGGAAGAGCACGAAACAGAGTATTTAAACTACGTATGCCGGATAAAGTGAAGAAAGTCCTTCTTGGTGCATACCTTAACGATGGGAGTCTATAATGGCTGATCAAACTATACACTATACGGAAAAAATGGTCGGCTCAGGCCACCCGTCACTCAGCGATACACTTAACCGGTTAACTCTAGTTGGCCACAATTCTGATGGTTCTCACAAGGGTTATGTTGAAGCATCTCAGTATGGTGATCTAGCAGCTACGTTGCTTGCCGTACCAACCACTACTACCATAGTAGTTACGGATACCCAGACGCTTACAGGTCCTCTGACAATAGCTCATAATATTAAAATAGAACCTTCTGGGGTAATAAATGTTGTTAGCGGAACTGTAACTTTCACCGGTAGTATTATCAAAGGTAATTATTCTGGATTCGCTGGGGCTGGTTCGGTCGTATTACCTTCGGGTGGTACTTACAGTAATCAAGATATTTTGGTTAAAGATATTGTTGCAACGAATATTGTAATCTCTGGTAAAATAAATGAATCACTGGGCACAAATATAGCTTCTGCGACAACAACAGATATAGGAGCGTCTACGGGTAATTATGTCAAAGTAACAGGTACGACGACAATAACCGCCTTAGGAACAGTTCAAGCAGGTTCACGACGGATAGTAGAATTCACAGATGCGTTGTTACTCACACACAATGCAACTAGTCTTATTCTGCCGAACGCTACTAATATCACAACTGTTGCTGGTGATGTTTTTATTTTTGTGTCTCTTGGTTCTGGTAATTGGAAATGCATTCAAGCTCCTAATTATTTCTACAGATCAAATGAAAAAATAATAAAAGGTACAATCAGTGCAGCAGGAGCTATAGTTGATGGAACCGGATTCACAGTAACTAGCTACGTATCTGGGGTTTGCACAATAGCATTCACAGTGCCATTTGCTGTAACACCTATTATAAGCGTGATAAGTCTTGATTATACTACGTACAAACAAGCGGTTGTATTTGCGCGATCAACTAGTGGGGCTACTATTAGAATTGATGGGGCTGCAAATATAGATCTTTCATTTATAGCCATTGGATAAACAATGATCAAACCACCACCACTACAAGAACCACTACGCCTTGACCAAATGGGGAGAATAAACTCCCCAGCTTGGGTCGTGTGGTTACAATCTATTGTCAGTATAAGTAACCCCGATGGCAATCTTGTTACAGGTGGAGGTACCCCGAATATAAATATCCCCCACAGTTCTTTGACAAACGTTGAGCAAGCAGACGATACCTCCAGTTCAACAGAGCTGGGAAAGCATGTAACAGATGCTCAGGTTAAAGTATATGGTGATCATGTTAGGGTTATTGATGGAAACCCGCATGGTACAGATCATACTCAACTGGAAAATATTGTTGGTCTTGGGGAAACACACTTAAACGACAACGAGTATGCCGATGTAGTTGCAATCCCGATCATTCAACAGGATTCCAAAGACCCGACTGGATGGGTGGATTCTTCTCTCATCTCCATTGAATACAATAGTGCTTCTGATACTATCACCTTAACTGGAACTCTGGATTATTATTGGCGGGGCACCAAGAAATCTTTAGTTAGCCCGTGGACTTCTACTGCTCACAGCGCAACCACAGGACAGAGCTATTTTCTATCGAGCACTGATGGTGATACGTTTACTTGGTCAACAATACCGTGGTCTTTCAGCGATCTTATGGTTGCTTACGTACAACACGGGGCAACAGACCTTTTTGGTATCCGAGAACTTCACCAATTGATGGACCACGAGGACCACGAGGAATTTCACGAACGTATTGGTACTTATCTGAAGAGTGGTGGAACAATAGGTACGGTTGTTATAGGCTCGACAACCCCTGCTGATAGACGCCCTACCG